TTAACTAGCACCACGCGTATAGTTATCTATTAATACTGTCTTATGTAATTCTGAACAACTATAGATACTTTTATATATAGCTTTTATTACTTGTTCAATAGATAAAGCACTAACTATAGATGTTTCAGCATAGTTGTGACCCGTACTATGGCTTGGTGCCCATGATAGTTTAGGACTTGATAAATCTATTAAATCATGTCCGCATCTTCGTAATAATCTAGGCAATTGTTTAGATAGAAATCGATCAACATTGTTAGCAGTAGCAGAATAATTTACTTCAGCAAATAAATTCAAAATAACCAACTCCATATAATAGATATATAACAATTCGTAATATATCTATTATACTTCATAACTAATAGCTATCGATATACCGTTTAATTGCTTTAGTTGCAATCATTGACATTGGTTCATTCAGTCTATCGGCATAATCTTTTAATTCTTCATAAGTATCTGCGTCAATTGTTACTTCCATAATATTCACCTCTTCTATTTATATCCGTAGCCAACTAAACCATTCTCTACAATCTTTAATGCATCATTAGTATTTCGTGCAATTCCATGAATAACATTGAATTTCATTAGCATTTTATGAAAAGCTATTTGATCAGGACGCGGTTTGCCAGTAGCATTTTTCACTTCAATATAAAAAGCTTGATGATCCCAATCACGCCAGCCGTGTAAGTCAGGATAGCCAGACGGCAAGCCTGTAGTAAAGAATCTGCCATCAGGTGTTCTAATCTTACCGACGTTAGCACGAAAAATATGACAATGATGTTGCGAGACAACTAATTCAATTTTCTTTTGTATGCTATGTTCACTTTCCATCAAACTTACCTCTAGTATTAAAAATTGCGTCTGATTCATTTTTCTCATGCATAATTATTTTCATGTCATCCATAGTTGCATGCTTTTTCATCAGAATTAATTGTGCTGGAGTTAATGAATAAAAATCCCCCATAAAGTCATCACCCCAAATGCCTTTTCGTTTGACTGGAAAGAAATATTCATTAGCAACTGCATCATAAATTAATGAATCAGGATAAATCTTTCGCCCATTTTTGTCATGTGAAATAGGCTTATTTAACATAGTTACTGTCCTCCAAATCATGAATACGACGTGCAAGAATTAAAACAGATTCCCAAACAAAATTATCTTGGGCATTAGTTCTGTCTTTGATTGCTATTGTTAAATCTTCATTGGCTCTAACTTCTTTTAATAAAGAGTCAAACAAATTATTACTTTTATGAATTTCTTTCATAAGATCGTTGTTAGACTTCATGGTTTTATAATCTGAAAACAAATTCAGTACACTTATCGTAGGGTAAAGAATTGCAAATAATACAAGCAGTGCAGTTTTCATTACTTGTCATCCCTAACTAGCATTGGCTTACTATCCTTGTTTTCTTCAGGAATAAGTTCCTGTTGATCAGCTTCCAAGCTTACTTGAACTCCGTTGCCATCAAAAGCAATGTCTTTAAGCTTATTTAAGTTAATCTTATGAGTAAGCAAGTCTGCATCTAATTGCAAAACCACTTTGTTACCATTAACTTTAAAGTTATTTGTTGTTGCTTGAAATTTAATTGTTTTTCCTGTCATTTTCATGTTCCTTTTGTGTTTCTTTTAAAAATTCTTTTTCCGCTTCATTTGTCAAAAATTTAAGCGTTAGCATAGTAGCATTTAAGTTTAAATAAAGCTTTCTGGTATTAACTTTATGTCCTTTGTTCCAATGCTGTTGTTGTCTTTTAACATCATTTAATTCAGATTCAACAGTTTTAATTCCTTCATTAAATAACTCTTTATCAATCATTTTCATGCTCCTTTTTAGGAATTAAAGTCATATCAACATCATTAGGATTAAATTTAATTTCTAAAATTCTCAAATCTGTAACATCTCTATATATTGATTGACCAGCTGATCTTCTAGCAAGTTGAGCATCTAGGAAGAACCCACCAGGGTATCTATTAGATCTCATTGCTTCCCATCGTCCGCTATCCTTATTGAAATATTCAAGTTTATAAATCTTATTCATCCTTGTGCTCCCCCAGATATTTCAAACCTAGAATTGCATAACCTGCAGTGTCTAGTTCTGAAATATCGCCTTTAAATTTAATAATCTTACCGTGCATTTTAGTTTTTCTCCGTTAATTTACGACCACACATAGGACAATAGTTAATCTTGCTACTCTTTGATACATAAGTAACTTCGACATCACAAGATAAATTTAATTCATTTCCATTAATATAAACATTTCCATTTTCATATCTATCAATACCTGTGTACCCATCTTCATATGTATCTTCAATTGAAATAATTGATTTTTCATTATTACAGTAATCGCACATAATTATTCCTCCGTTAATCAGTAATCACAATGCATGCATTCACTTTTTCAGCGTGGTTATAACTATTCTTTAAGTCCCTAGCCGCTTCTTTAGGTGAGTCAAATAATCCTTCCCAAGTTTTTGCTTCATTGTCACTACTACTGTGTATAGTTACAACAATACAACGATCTTGTTCATAATAACTATCATAAAAAGTCGAGATTCTAAACAGATTATATTCATCTGGATCATTATCCCAACACATTAAAATATCACCATACTTGTAATCCTCATTAGTTTTCTTCGTTCTTTTATCAATTACTTTCATTGCCATACTCCTTTATGTACTCCTGAGGCAACATACCATATTCATTAAAGAACTCACCACATAGAGCAAGATCTGATCTTACACAGTAATCTGTAGCCATTATGCGTCTAGCTTCTTCAAGACCCAATTTAATATCACGTCCGTTTTCATCTTTCATTTTCATGCTCCTTCGTTAATTTTCGCCCACACCAAGGACAATTATTAATAAAAATCTCGTCTATTTCTTGAGAATAACATTCAGGATCAGGATGAGAAATAATTAAAGCTGGATGATTTTTACAATCGATGTAAGTAAACATTATTTCGTCTTCACCATTCACCTTATTAATCTCATCTGGATCAACATAGTCATCTCTGTAATAATCACGTCCTAGCTTAGTTTTCGGATTAATTTCACAGTATTTACACATACTAAATACTCCTTTCCTTAAAGTGACTTCCACAATCGAATGGATCGTAGTGAATTTCAGCACCGTCACTAGAATGCCAATTGTTTTGTTTGAATTTAGTTATCGTGAGATGATTAAGGACTGTATGGATTGAATATCTACTATAAGCTGATCTTCTTTATATCCGTTAATATAAAAGAAGTGATTTCCATTTGCATTTTGTTGAACAAGATCACGTCTTAAATCACTCGCATCATAACAATCTGCATTGAAAACAGTTCTATTGCCATTTTTAAAGTCTATTTTTACCTGCATTTTTACTCCATTTTTCTAAAGGTGATAGTTCTAGGTGATAGTTGAAATAGGCTTAATCCCTTGTGGCTCTAAGCAAGGTGATGGTAGGTGATAGTTTCCTTTATATTCTTTCTTATATAGAAAAGAAAAGAAAAAATAATATAAATAGTAAAAAAATCCAAAACTATCACCTAAATGGCCTTAAAGTCTTGTGGCTCTAAGTTTAAAGTGTCACCTCAAACTATCACCAATCTATCACCTAAGTATTACCCATTCCATTCAAATCTAGTATCTTGTTTAATACGAATACCTTCATAAACTTTATAGCCGTGCGATACTTTTCGATGAAATTTCTTACTCATTTCTTTACCGAACCTTGTTAAATTCATCTTGTATTCATTGGCATCAGCGGCCCAATTTTTGTAAGAATCATATAACTCTCCACTCTTAGCAGTGTAGCCAGGGCCGAGTTCGCAACAATCGTTGACAAAACCAGATAGAACATCCATTTCTTCACGGTATTTCTGTGAAGCATTCTTAATCCTTTCAGGTATTTGTAAACCCTCCACCTGCCACATAATTGCACCTTCAACAATCCAATTAAGAATTCCCATGCTTTCAGCTTCAAGTTTGTACTTTAAATTACGATCAATTTTATCTTTAGGGACCTGATAATCAAAAGGAATTAAAATCAATCTTCTCCAAATACCTTCATCAGTACCTCTAATTAGTGGCTTGTGGTTAGTAGCCATCCAGATCTTATAGCTAGGTTGATATTCAAATTCTTTCCCATATTGCTGACGAGCCACAATTCGATCCCCACCAGTAAGTTGCTTAACTAATCCTTCATCTAATCGTTGGCCTTCGTTAGTTTCAGAACTGATAACCATCCGACTTCCTTCAAGTCGGGCAATGTCTGAGTTAGCACCATTTGAGTTGTACTTAGTCATAATAGATGAAACATTCATTGTTTTTGCATAACCACCAGCGACATCTTGAATTGTGTTTAACAGAACCGATTTACCATTGCGACCATTACCATAGGGGATGAACATTACTTGCTCTTTGGTTGAACCAGTAAATGAATAACCGATAGCTTTTTGAACATAATGGATTACTTCTTCATCATTTTGAAAAATTTGTTTTAAAAATTTACGCCAGTTTGGTGAGTCGATTGTATCTGAGTACTCTGACCCAGTTTCAGCAGTAAACATTTTACTAATATCGTGTGGATGTAGTCTACCATTTGTAAGATCAACATAGCCGCTTGGAGTATTCAACAACATGTCTTCTTGATTCCACATTGAGTGAGTAACAGGCAAACGGTGCTGAAGTTCTTTGACTAGGTCGACTTTAGCTTTATGACTACGTTCATGATTTACAAACTTATTCCAAGAATTAAGGATTTTAGTCTGTTCTTTTCCAGGTAAAGATGGATCAATTTTAGGTCTATCTTTAGCTAAATCCTTAATCACACGGTCTGCAGCAGTTTCAATATAGCCTTTTGTGTCTGGTGACCAATACGAACCATTGTAAATGTACCATTCCTTATCAACATACGAATACAAGAAATTTTTGCCGTACTTGTCAATGAATCTTTCTGCCATACCCATATCATCTTGAGTATAGTGTTTTGGCTTTTGCTTCTTTTCATTGAAGCTAAAAATATAATTACCAGTATTTTCAGAACTAGGATTATATACATTAGGTGTTTCATTGATAGCTTTTTGTAAAGTACGCTGACCATAAGTAGTAGCACCATCTTGACGATCCCATTTATCACGGATCAAACTTGAATTTCTGAAAATCCGATCCATCTTGTGGATGTCGCGCCCACACCAAAATGCTAAGTCGTTAGCAAAAGCCATATCAGCTTCAGACTGAGAATTGTAAAATTGTTCCCAGCCGCCTCGCATAAACAAAGTGAACCTTTTACCTGATTTTGGTGATTCTTCAGCACGTTTAATAATCTCAGTAACTGATAGATCAATTGTTTCATCGTTGTCATCGATTTCGGGATGCAGCGGTGTTACTTTATCTTTGCCAAAGCAAAATTCATAAAGTGTAGACATCTCTGATTCATCAAGTGATTTTATGACTGGCTTTCCAATCGTGTTACCTGTTAGGGCAAAAAATCGACCTGATTCATACATTTCATAGTTTCCATGTCTTCTATGCTTACCTGGAATCTTGCCTTTGAAAATTGCATGAATTCCTGTACCTGATTGTGAGACTTCCATATAGGAGTCATGGGTTAAAGATTTAAAACGATTAACTAAATTATTTTCGTCTGTATCTCCCTCTTCATAATCAGTGAGATTGCCATCAATATGGTCAATATCTAAACCTACAAAGCCATTTGCAAAATAGAAAGCTAGTCCATCTGCTTGAGGGTATTTATGCAAAGCCCTCAAAGCAGTATCAAAGTCAGACCAAGTTCGCTGATCATTGGATTTACCTGCACCAAAGTTATAAGGATTTTTAGGAATCTTAGTATATTTTTGTCGCTCGGGTAGCCACTTTAATTTAAAAAGTCCCCATTGCTTAAGATTTATTAATTCATCGGGAATCGATGAATAATCTGTAAATTTAGCCATCTAAATCATCCTTAAAATGGTAAATCATTATCATTAATTTCAGTGTCGCTACCTGCATTGCCCTTGAATGGGTCTTCTTTTGGTTGAGAGCCTTGAAGTGGGTACTTAGTTGGTTTCCAAGTATTTACAAAACAGCTATTCTGCTTACGCTTTTCACCCTTATATTCATTATCGTTAACACCGACTTGAACCTGAACAGTTCTGTTTTCACACATAGCCATGAAATCATCTTGGGTTTTAATGTCTGCACCATCAGGGATGCCAACTGCTTTAGCAATGTAATTTAGATCTGATGACTTGTAAGAACCGCTGTCATTGCCATTAGCATCTTTAGCAGTCCACACTCTCACAAAGAGATGCTGACCATGATGCTTTGCATTGGTTTTAGCCAATTCTGGAACTTTGTCTAAGTCTTTACGAACGATCATGTCAAAGACCATACATTCATGACCGCCAGGAGACGCATCGCCCTTAACTGAGTTGATGCCCATTTCATAAGTCCCTGCGGGTAAAATTGAAGTATCTACTGCCTTCTTGTAATCTACGTTTAAAAATCCTACCATTTTTTTAGTTCTCCTTTTTTTATTAGTAATATTGAATGCCGTCTGGTTTTAATACGCCGATTGGCCAACCAGTATCGCTATTATAAATTTCAAGACCGCCTTGCAAATTGGCTTCTTTTTGCCACTTTTCTGGATCTTTTAAATACGTACTTTCTAAAATTTGATTCATTTCTTAATAAAACCTCTCTTCTTAGCCTGAAAATATGCCCAACCTGGCTTATATCCATGCAGCTTTCCATAAATAGCTAGATCTTTAAAACTAGTTAATTCTTCAGGCTTTTTAGTAGATATATAGTTAATATGAATGTTTTGAGCTTTAATAACCTGCAATTCCTGTTCTTTCTTTTGCTTAATTTTTCTAATTTCTGCTGAAAAATCATGACCACATAAAGGACAGATAACCAATTCTGCTCTGATCACACCAAAACATTCAGGACAAGTTTTAATCGCTGGACCGTCAACAGTTTGTCCGTCTCTTTGTGGATGTTTAGCGCGATCCTCTAGTGTCCATTTTCTATCAGCATCAGGTAAACCGAAGCGCTCAAAATTTCCAACCTGATCAATGATAACTGCATGTTTATGAGGCTGATATCTCATCGCTCTCATTGATTGTTGTAAATAAACCACAAGACTTTCAGTTGGTCTCAATAGGACTACACATGAACAGTCAGGTACGTTAAATCCCTCAGAGACTAAATCGACGTTACAGAGGACTTTTATTTGTCCTTGCTTAAAACTATCCATGATTTTATTTCTCTCGTTAGAGGGCGTTTTAGCATCTGCATGGGCGGCGTTAATTCCTGCATTTCTAAATTCTTGGGCCACAATTTTACTAAAGCTAGTTGAATGACAATAAATAATTGTTTTTCTATCTTTAGCGAATTTAAGCCAGGACTTTACGATGTCACCATGAATAATGCTTTTTGTGAAATCATCCATTGATTTACTGGTATAGTCACCAGTGCTGGACTTTTTTAGTAAGTCTTTATTCCCTAATTGATAGCCATAAACTGTAAATGGTGCTAGTTTGTGATGTTCAATTAGCCATTTAGTTGTTGGTCCTTCAATCATTGCGGAATAAATATCTTTAAATCCTTTACCAGATAGTCGCCAAGGACTTCCAGTAAAACCAAGTCTAGGGACATCATTATAGTAACCAAAGATTTTCAAATAAGTTTTAGCTCTTGAGTGCTGTGACTCATCCACAATTATTAAATTAGGTTTTGGAAGTATTTTTAATCTGTTAGCTACTTTGCCAACGGTCATAATTGTGCAATGATTTAAATCAACGCCTTGCTGCTTGAAAGAATCTTTTATCTGCTTTACTAGTTCTTGGCGATGGACAAAGAATAATACATGTCCACCTTTTTTTACTGTTAATCTAGCAATTTCACTGATTACTACTGACTTACCTGATCCTGGAGGGCTAACAATTAAAACGCCTTGATTTCCAGCTGCTAGAGCATTTCTAGCCTTATCAACTAAGTCTTGCTGATAATCAAATAATTGAAACATTTAATCATCTTGCTTATGAATTTTCTGCATCATCTTGATGATCTCATTGGCATTTTTGGTATGATCATTTTCTTCATCGATTTCTCGTTGAATGTTTCTGACAAGACCAGCTAACACGACACCATGCCCATGATGTATTTGAATCTGGTTGCCATCATCGTTTAAACCGACGATAATGAAATGTTTAGTTCTGCCGTTAAGAATATCCATGCAAGTTGCACTTACTTTGTCTTCCATTTCTTTATCCAACTTTAACTTTTCATTTACATTTTCACTAAACATTATTTTTTCTCCTTAACTTTATCTACTGCTTTGTCTAAATCTGATTTTTGAAACTTAAATAAATCTTCGACTTTGCAGCCTCTACGCTGGTCAAGCCTATTTTTTGCATATGTCCCTTCATCGCCATCAAGAATTACACCGCGAGTTCCATCATCAGGTTTCTTAATCATTCGTCCTACTACATCGGATAGGCCCATTAAAACATTCCGAACTGAATCTCTTAGTTCCGGCCCATATTGATTGAATTGCTGGCCGGAAGCTGTAGTTATTGGATGCTCTGTTTCCCATGCTGTGATATATACGTTTAGTGGCATGTCATAAATCCATTCGATAAATCTCAAGAAGTAATTAGTCCATTGAGAATAGTGTTGTAATTCATTGCTAATTCCATTTTTTGATTCTCGGCCTTTTTCTTGAAACCAAATTTTTTCGAAATTGGAAATATCATCTAAAACTAAATTATCGTATTTAGTTGGATCGAATGACTCTAACCATTTGTTTAGATCTTCAATTGGTTTCTTAGCGTCAATTTGCCATGCCCCAGCTAAATGACCTGCTAAAACTTTAAAGGACTTATCAAAACCTAATACATAAGTTTTACCTGGAATGAATTTAGCAGTAGATGTTTTGCCAATTCCTTGTTTTCCATAAATAAGCACACGCCAGTTTTTCAACTTATCCAATGTTTGAATATTTATTTCAGGCATTCATTGATACCTCTTTTTCTAACTTTTGCCATTTATATCCACCTGCATAATTTCTTTTTCCTCTTACCACAGCGGAGATATTTCCTTGACTAATTCCAGTAATTTTTGAAGCTTGGTTTGCACTTGAATAGGCTGCAATTCTGTGGCTGTCTGAAGATAACTGAATAATAGGAGTACTAACAGCTTGAATAAATTTTTGAGTTCTATGACCGTAATTTAAGTTGTGAGAATGTGAACACCATTCTAAATTTGAAACATGATTATCATCTCTTATTTCATTTAAATGATTTATTTCTTGGTATCCATGAGGATTATTTAAAAATGCTTGAGCAACTAATCTGTGAACTTTGAATATTTTTCCTTTACCATTTTTAGAAAGTCTGACCATTAAATAGCCTTTTTCGTTAGGTACTTGCTTCATCATCTTTCCATAGATGGTTATGTGAGAATTGCCATGCTTAACTTTTCTAGTCAGACTACGAATCCTTCCAAAATTTGAAACTTCGTAAAGTGATTCAAAGTGTTTAATTGGCTTCCAAACTTCTTCTTTCCAACTAAATGCTGGCATTATTCTTCACCTGCGTCATGAATCAAATTTTTAATACCCTGAAGCTGGTTAAGCACATTGTTAGTAATTGCTTTTTCATATGCTTTAATCATTACTTGCTTAAACATAGCCCACTCATTAGTATTTTTGATTGCTTGAAAGGCTTGTCTTGCTTCAGACGAATCAAACTCTGCATTTTCCCATCTAGCAGCAAACTTTAATTGTGCTTGTTCCTTGATACTATCTTCTAACCAGTCTTTATCAATCATCGTTATCTACCTCTCTATCCAATCCTTCATTTTTTACTTTAATGATTGCTTCTTCGTAAATTGATCGCACTACATTAGCGACTACTTCACTTGGTGCAGCAGTAAATTTACCTGGCAATTCTGGCTTATTTTTATTAAGCCACCGCATTGCACCTGAATAAGTTTTGCCATTCTTTTTAGATTGATAGATCAAGTAAATTACCCAATCATCTGCATCATTTTTCATTTTCTCAATCCAATTCTGAAAGTCTTTCAGATCTTTATTCATCTTGCATGTCCTTTCCGTCATAGTAGTCTAGGACTAATTGCTTAATTTCGTGATTGTCAGTGCCATTTTCAAACATCCACGCATACATCTCTGTGGTTGAGTCAAAGCCCATGTCTTCTGCAGCTACCTCAGGTTCTTGGATAATGGCCCAAATAATGAAATCACGACAAGTACTAAATTTCTCATCCTGACCAATCGTGCAGCGTTCATCACCGTAATAACAAACGATTACATCTTGACCCTTGAGTTCTTCATCCGCTCTTTGATTACGGATAAATTGACGTTCTTTTCTTAACTCTTTTTCTGATTTTGCTTTCATGTGTTATACTGTCCTTTGATTATTTACTTGAGAACTACCACATCACGGTTGGTAGTTCTCTTTTTGTTTAAGTCATAAATAGTAGTTACTAAATCAGTAGCTGCCCATAACTTATCCTTGGTTTCCTTGCTAAGTTCCATTTTTGCTCCTTTAAGAAATCCATTGAAAAACTGCGTCCCAAAAGCCATAAGACAAAAGACTCAAGGCTAAAATCACTACACCGATAAAAATGTTTAAAAGCTTATCATCTAAATCGTTCTTACGAATTGGCTTGTTGAACTCACGATAGTAGTTTTTGTTCATTTCATCTCATGTCCTTTCATAAAATCTGCAAGTGTTTCTTTGCTAAAGAGCAGCTGACCATCCACACTTGAAGGAATTAATTCATCACTGTAATTCAGTAGCCAATTTCTAAAGGTTGACTTGCTCACACCGCAATAGTTAGCTGCTTCAGTTTTATTAAAGTACTGTTGTTGAATTGCTCTAGCGATTACTCTTTCAGGAATTGTGACTTGCATACTTATACACCTTCAATCTCTAGAGATAGTTGAGTGGGCTCAGAACTTAAGAGCCTATTAATGAAATATTGCTGACCTTTGCCTGTAACTTTTGTAGTAACAGTAATTCGTGAACTGCCATCTGGGTTGTTAACTGTTCTTTCTTTGACTCTGAATAAACCGAGTTCCATCGCTTTTTGAGTTGGTTGATTGTATTTGAGCCCTTTAGAGCAAAGATAGTGATGTTCACGTAGCCATTTAAGCAGTCTGTTTTGTCCTGTTTCATAACCGTTTTGCCGTAGAATCTTAGCTAATTGACCAATTAAAATATCATTTTTACTTGTAGCAACTGCATCTGCAAACAAAGCTTTAGGCTTCATTTGCTTGTTCTCCAGCTTCAATCTGGTGTTTTCATTTTGAAGAATTGCATAGCCACGTTTGACAATCTCTTGTGGATTATTCCACTTGCGTTCAACTTCAATTAAGTACTTGCGGTATTGCTTACCTTTTTCAGTACGGCTCATGAGACAGAGTTGTTTTGCCATATCAATAGTCAAGGCGTAGTCATCGTATCTTCTTACCGTTCCATTGCCACTTTGAACGACGTGACTTTTAGGTGAAGTCGTATAATCCACGTTTTCTTCAAAATCTTTACTATTTTGTTTCCACCAATCTGTAAACTTCTTTTTAAGTCCTAATCCTTCATGTAGGTCTCTTGCTGAAACAAGTTGTCGATCATTGTGAACTTGAACTTTGATTAATTCTTGCATTGTTAATGCTCCTTTCTATCTAAGATTAAAATCACTAATGACTGTTAAGATGAATCGATTAGCTGCAGGATTAGTCTTGCGACCTGAGACGTAGTCACGTGCGTCTTGGTTTGAAAGCTTATACATCTTAGCTAAGTCAGTAATCTTAATATCATTATCCTTAAGAAAATTTTGAACCAGCTCTCGGCCTGGCATTGTTGATGGCATATGATCACTTCCTTTCTATATTTGGTAAACTAGATTCATCTCATAATTAGGAGGTGAATTTATATGAGTTTTTATGAATGGGTTAATACCTTAGAGCCTTTAAATACTCCTGAAGGAGATTTAGTTGAGGACATTCAGCGTGATAGCAATTTCCCTGTAGAAATTGATTCTTGGGTAGCATTGTCTACTTATTTACCCGATGATGATTTGATTCAGGAGCCTGCTAAGAATCTTTTCGATGCTTATTTAGAACAAACACAGCATCACACTGAATAGGCTTATCCCTGTTTTTGTATTTGTGTTTCAATTCAAATTCTTTATAAAGGCCAACCGGAATTTGAGTTAACACTTTTCTATTGATCAGTTCTTGGAGTAAATCTTCAGAGCTGATCTTTTTTAATGTGTCTTTTTGATAAGCATCTTTAAAAGCAAAGTCAGCCAGATCATTTGCTAATTCAATAAAATCTTCTTTATCTTTTTCAGACATTGAGTTCCACTTTTTAGGTTCCATTCCACATAAATAAAATTTATACATTTATCTCACCTTCTTTCATATTTATTTAGTAAGATAAAAACATAGATAAAAGCTTGCATTATTTATTCTTTGGAATAAAATAATAGTGTAAGAAATAAAGCATTTAAATAGTTCCCCAACCATTAAAATTGCTATGTTTCTTTAGTTGTTTTTTTCTATTGATTTAACTTACAAAAATTATAATAATTCCAAAGAATAAAAATGTCAATATTTTTATTCAAAAGAATTAATTTATTTTTGCAAGTGCTTTTTGAGGTGCTTACATAATGATTTTTGACAGAATTAAAGAATTGGCCAAGCAACGCCATTTTTCAAATTTGCAGGAGGTCGCAACAGCTGCAGGATTAGGTAAAAACCTTATTTACAGTTGGAAAAAGAAAAAACCAAATAGTGAAAGCTTGAAAGCTGTTGCTGAGGTTTTGAATACTACTACTGATTATTTAAACGGATTAACTGATAACCCAAATCCTAATAATGATTCAGAGGATTCACACACTCTTACCTGGCAAGACCTAGACATGCCGTACGGTGGTAAAATTCCTGACGACTTAAAAGGAATGTACCGTGCCCTAGCTGAGCAATATGTAAAAGACCATCCTGATAGTCTTAAGAAGGATTAATAATGAACGAAGTAATAACTTGGTTAATGAATTACTGCATGGAGCATGGTATTGGCGTGGTTTATCAAAAGAAATTGCCAGAAACCGCTCCAAGCGACAGCTGGCATAATCCTAAACTAATAATTTTTAATGCGAACTACTATAAAGTTAACGAGCGGCCTTTCATGCTGGCACATGAAATCGGTCATGTTGTGGAAGAAGTTCCCGAGTATTACAAACTTGCTTATCTAGGAATGGAAAAAGGAGAGTTCTCAGCTAATCGTTTTGCGATTAATCTGCTCTCCCTTTACTGCATGGAAAACGACATTTGGTATGAAACTTACTATGATTTTGCTCAAGCGTTCGGCATCCCTAAAGACAAATATTACGTACTTGAGTTTGTGTTTGAATCAATGAAGGAGTTTTGATTATGAGATTAAATCATGATTGTGTAAGAGATGTGATGCTATTTATTGAGGAAGAACAAGAATTAGGAATGGCACTCCATTTACCTGATTTTTTAAATCAAAAAAAGCCGGCCAAAAGCCGACTTGATAAATACGATGCTGAAACTATTAAATATAGTTTAATGAAGTTAGATGAAACGAATTATTTAAATGATAATTGCGTCATTACTCAATATCAATTGATTGAATTTGATGTCACCTCAATCACATGGAATGGCCATAAGTTTTTAGATACCATAAGAGATCCTAAAATTTGGAAAACAACAAAAAATGTAGCATCCCATTTAGAGAGTATCTCTATTACACTACTTTCAAATATTGCAAGTAATGTCTTGGAAAGCTACATTCAAAAATTTATTCCAAAAGTCTAAATTCACTACCGTCGATGAATATATAGATATTGGTAGGCTTGTGACCCAATCTTTTAGTATAAAAATGCATTAATTCTGGCGAGACATAATCTATTGATTGTAAATCTTCACCAGAAATATGCATTGTACTTAAGAATTTATTCTGACCGTCTTCTTTTGTGAAATAAATAATACTTTTCATAATTGTCACCTCATTGACATTATACCTAATCGTCCACAGTGACGTTAAACCTGAATAGTTTTCGGAGGATATAGAATTTTGAATAAGAAGATTTTATCATTATTAGCAGTCGGTGCAACTCTAGGTGGAGTTTTATCAGCTCCTACCTCAACAGTTTTTGCATCCCGTACCAAGTCAGCAAAAGTTGCAAGAAAGCACGCGCGTGCTAAGAAAAGAGCTACTCATAAGAAGTTTAAAGTTCCTTACAAAGCTTTAGTTGGTGCTCAACCAACTGAAGTTGTAATTACTAAGAGAGTCAAAATGTTTGAATACAATCCTCGACTAAAAAGAATTTACAAACAAAATCTTAGTTCAGGCAGAGTTGTAACTGCTACTCAAGCAAACAACAATGCTTGGATTATTACTCACTTAGGCGCTGGTGAAGTCAACAAAGGATCTATTTGTGTAGTCAAAGGCAATGGCTGGTTTATGACTAAAGCTGAACAAGATAGACGTTTAGAAAATGCACGTCGTAGATTCAATAGTTCACTTGAAAATCAAGTTGGTTCTCAAGAATATAACGCTATGCGAAATGAATTAAATAGTTATAGAAACAATATTAAGAACTGGGTAGAACATTACTAATCCTAAAAAAACACCCGCTTACCGCTGGCACGGTAAACGGGCAGACATAAATGTATCCGGAAAATACAAAATATTTTGTAGACGAATGCCGACTGGCATCGGCGTTTTCGTCTACCCTATTTTAGCAAAATGGAGGTAAAAATTAAAATGCCAAAAAGAAAAAATACTTCAATTAAAGAGTATGCATTAAAATCTGGTAAAAAACGGTTTATGTTCCAGATCTATTTAGGATATAACAGCAATGGAAAACCTATTATTACTAGAAGACGTGGTTTTAAATCTTATGCTGAAGCTGAAGCAGCATATAACAAAATGTCTCAGATCAAGGCAGATGATTTTGTTAAACAAAAACAAATTAAAGTTAATGAATTGTTTGAACTATGGTTTAAAACTTACAAAGAAACCGTCAAGCCTCAAAGTGCTAGTAGAGTATTTGTTAATTACAAGCACCATATTAATCCCTATTTTGGCAATAATTACATGGATAGCATCTTAGTGAAGGATCTACAGAAGTGGGCAGATAAATTAGCAACTGAATTAGTTAACTATCGTCCTGTAATATCAATTATGAGATCACTTTATGAGTATGGTATGCGTTTAGGCTACATATCAGATAACTCAATTAGTCGAATTATTACACCAAAGAAAACCACTCGCAAGCGTCGCAATGTGGACGATAATGTTTATTCTAAAGAAGAGCTTGATACATTTCTTGATGTTGCTAAACAAGTAAATCAGTGTGTTTATACATACTTTAAATTACTAGCTTCTACAGGGATGAGAAAAGGTGAAGCTTTGGCACTTACCTGGAATGACATCGACTTGGTCAACAATACAATCTCTGTTAACAAGACTTTAACAAGTGTTGACCACAAATTAATCCTTTCTTCTCCAAAGACAAAGAACTCAAAGCGTTCTATTCCCCTCTCAGCCAATTTAAAGCAAGTACTGCTAGATTATCGCAAGAGTGAGAAAATCGTCTCAGTCAAGCTATTTCATAGGTTAAACGGCAACTATTGGTCATTAAGTCAGCCAGGAGATTGGCTTAGAGATGTCTATGCTAAAGATCATGCATTAAATGTTAAATACGCTAAAGAACATAAGCTAGATGATTCTTATGTTAGAGCTAAGGACTTACGTCACATATCTATTCATGGCTTTAGGCATACCTTTGCCACTCTCTTAATTGAAAACACCAATGTTAAACCTAAAACAGTTCAAATGTTGCTTGGTCATGCAAATATAAAAATGACTCTTGATATTTACACCCACATTAATAATAAGAATAAAGAAGACGCAATTAACTCTATTTCACAACTAAATATTTAG